ACACCATCCCGCTTAGCGGGGAACGGCCCTGGCGAGTATACCGTAACGTGTTCACCCTTCGTCACCCGCTCTTTCAGTTCTTTCTTAGTCTTACAGTTTGGATCAACGTACGCCATACCGTTTGCCTCCCGTTTTGCTTTGTAGTTACAGTGTAGCATACAGCTAGGGGTTTGTCAAGCCTCACTTCTGGGCTATGTTTCAAGGGACGTAACTGCTCGGCTAGGAGTACCGCTCCTATACTACGTTATTTACCTTACGCCCCTTGAGTCTTTAATTGTTGTACCAGATGCCGCCGTGGAAGATACCATAGCGGTCAGCCTGATCCCTCAAAGCCTTCACTTCACTGTACCTACCAGTGAAGGTAATCCCGTTAATGACAATCCTGTACATGGTTAGTGCCCTTTCTCCCGTTTGCGCTTGTAAGTACAGTGTAGCAGACGGTTGAGGGTTTGTCAAGTCTTTACAAAGCGGATTTCCACTTTGTACTGACTTGTGTTGTAGCCGAATTTTGCTAGCCAAAGGCCGATTTCATCCCAGAAGGGAAAGTCTTGTTTGGCTTCTACGATTTCATCGGACAGTCGGATAACCCTGACTTCATACATAAGCACCCTACCTTTTCACGCCATAGACACCATCGACACCAGGGACAGCACCTACGAACAGGTGTTCTATTGGTTACCGGAGTCATGTTTATTAACTACTACTAGTCTCTCTCTTAATACTTACTAAGTAATACACGCCCTTGGTACCCTCGGTACCTTGCACTTTCTGTATTACTTACTAAGTATTAGTGGAGAGGGATGAGAAGTCGTGGTAACTACTTTTTGGCACTTCCGGTACAACTTTTTGGCACTAGCTACCCTCGTTACCCCCAGTAACGCCGCGAACGTAGCTCATCCCAGTTTGGCACAAAAACAGCGTAACCATTCGGAGCACGATATGTACGCCCTTTCCTGCTACGCTTCGGAGAGCCAGTCTTACTATCGAAAGCTCCGCTGTCTACCCTGCCCACCCTTACCCTGTGCTGGGCTTGCTTAACTTCCGGCTCCCCGTTTATCAGTACGTCTAGCTGTTCTAGGCTTACTACGCTCACTTGGCTTACCTCCTATCTATATAATAGCACAGCTAAAGGCCTTTGTCAAGGCCCTTAGCCGTACTATCACGCGTCGCCGGAAGCTAGTTCATCGTGGTTGCCGAAGCGAGGATCATCCATCATGATGGGCATTACTCTAGTGTGAGCATGAGTTACCCCTACGGCAGCGATCTGAGCCCTTGTACGGCGTACCTTGCGCGGTCGCTGTACTTCTGAGACTTTCCTTACTACCGGGATATCCGGTCGATACATGTTGTAGCTAAGGAAAGTATCAGGCTCAAGCGTGTCTTTTGTTGCGAAGCCACGTACTCGGTGGTTAAGCATTCGCTTCCAAAAGTCCGTGCTCGCCCTGCACTTCCGAGCGTGATTAGGTAGGACAACGTTTTGCACCGTATACCTCCTAGTCGATAGGGCGCGAGGTGCAAACCTCGCTATGTCAGGAGGGGCTAAGGCTATCCGGCCTTTCTCAACTCTTTCCAGAGTATCGCCCCTCCTATGTCTCAGAGAGAGTGAGCCCTAGTAAGTACTCGGTGCTAACTCAACTCCTACCTACAGTATGAAGGAACGTAAGCTATCTGTCCAGTATTATAGGGTAATATCCCTCACTAACTGCGGGGCGAATTTTTGGATTTCATTTAATAAAATGTCTAACTAACTGCGGGGGCTATTTTTCAACTTCATACAACCGATACCATCGGTAAACTGCGATAAAAAACTGACGACTGAGTAACGTTGATACAATACGCGCGCCTGCGGGTACCTATTACCGCACCAACCCGCACCCAAACAGCGGAGGTTACGGGTAAAATGAGTGAAAACCCAGACGTTAATGACACAAATGAAGCCAACGGAACCGATAACGACGCGGGTTTGAAGAGTGGCGATGAATTGCTTGAAATGGCTGATGAGGGCCGTCTAACGCCCGACAAGTTGCAAGAAGAGCTTAAGAAGTATAGAGATGCTTACCAGCAAGAGTTTGAGATAGCACAGAAGATAGCACCTGAAAATTGCGAGGAACACGCACGAGACTTCTTTAAGAAGAATCTCCCTGAGCTTTGTGCTCAGATCGTGTGGCTAGCTACTAATGCAACTTCAGAGAGCATTCAGCTTAGTGCATCTAAGTTTAGTATTGAGTTGGCTATAGATGCTTCTAAGGGTGACGGTGATCCTGTCAAGGAAATGATAAAGCGCCTGCAAAAGGGCAATAAGGACAGCAAGGTTGCCAGTAGCTAACCCTAACGCTGAGCCTGGTGTAGACGCCGAGACTCTGTACAAAGAGTTAGACTTTACACCACACTCTAGCAACCAGGCTGATTACCTGTATAGCGACACGCGCTTCAACTTCCCATGTTGTGGTAGACGTTGGGGGAAGTCACAGGCTGCGGGTCATCGCATGACTTGGAAGATGTTCGCTGAGGACACCTACAATTGGATTGTGGGTCCTACGTATACTCTTGGTGAAAAAGAGTTCAGGGTAGTCTATAACGACTTCCAGCAATTGGGACTCCTAAAATATTGCAAGAAATCCTATAACAAGAAACAAGGACAAATGAGTATTAAGACTCCTTGGGATTCTGTCCTAGAAGTAGTTAGTGCTGAGAAACAAGATTCACTACTAGGAGAAGGTCTTAGTCATGCAATCATGTCAGAAGCGGCTCGCCACTCACACAATACTTGGGAGCAATATATCGAACCAGCACTATCAGACCTTCTCGGTACCTGTGATTTCCCAACCACTCCCAAAGGTTATAATTGGTACCACGGTCTGTGGGAAGTTGGTGCCAATAAAGTTCATCCCGATTATATCTCTTGGCAGTTTCCTTCTTGGACTAATCCTATCAGATATCCTGGGGGTCTAGAGAACCCAGAGATTCAGCGTATTAAGCAGCGTGTAAGTGAGACATACTTCCAACAGGAGTATGCGGCATCCTTTACCACTTACACAGGAGCTATATACGAAGAGTGGGATCAGGAGGTACACGTCCAGCCTTGTATATATAATCCTGCTCTAGCTAACTATCTTGCTTTTGATTATGGCTTCACTAATCCATTCGTGTGTCTAGATATTCAAGTAAGCCCAGACGATACTGTATATGTTTGGCGTGAATATTACGAACGTTTCAAGCCCACATATGAGCATGGACAAGCTCTCGCATCGCGCGAAAACCCCTCTGACTACCGCGTTGATGCCATGTGGGGCGATCCAAGGGGAGCCGACGAAGCTGCTACCCTAGCATTACTGTTAGGGATCGTCGGCTCCTTTGATGTATCTTGGAAACTTAGCGTAGAACAGATTAAGAGGATGCTTAAGGCTAGACCACCTCAAATCTACGTAGATCCTTCATGTGTCAACTTCATACGGGAGATGAGTCAACTACACGCTAAGCCCATAGCGACTAATGCTAAACAAGATTTGAACGAACAGGCTGGCGATGGGAATATCCAGCACAAGGTTAATGACCACTCACCAGACGCGTTTAGATATTTCATAGGTCCTCATTTTGTAGCGGGAGCTAATGCAACTATGGAAGATTACTATGGCAACGAATACAATGGTTCAGAGAGCCAGATGGTATATGATTCTTTGATGGGAACTCACACAGAGGTCAAGCTAGATGAGGAATTGAGCCTGAATCGTGGCTTCTGACGTGACTAAGTTGTTTGAGTTTGCTCGTCGTCGGGCACCTGTGCCGGCCCGTAAAGCTGCGCCCTCGACCTCTTATCAAGCTAAGGGTCTTGTACCTACTACGCCGCCTAAGACTGATACGGAGCTTGGTAGCTCTCAGCCTATACGTATTCAGGAAGTCGTACCTGAACTAAATTCGCCCTTTGTCCGTCAACAGACTTACGCCAAGATGATGAATGATGCTGCTGTCGATGTTTCTATGAGAGCAGCTAAGACTCCTATTCTAGGTGCTGAGTTCTTTGTGAAGCCTGCCAGCGATGATCCTCTAGATATGGAAATCGCTGAATTCATCGTAGCAAATCTAATGGAAGGTATGTCTGCTCCATTCTTGAACTCTCTAGAAGATATCCTTCATATGTACGAAGATGGTTATTCTGTAGCTGAGAAAGTCTACGAACGAAGAAATTGGGCACCTAAACAATCTAGGTCAGGAGCTAATACCAAACAGTTCGTAATGTTAAAGAAGTTGGGTATTAGACCAATCAGCACCATTCAAGAAATAGAATACGATGACAACGGTGGACCAGTAAGAATCATACACAACGCGATTCAAGCAGATAAGACAGTTGAAGAAAAGAAGCTCGAGATTTCAAAGGTTGTTATTTTCACCTTCAATAAACAGGGTGGAAATGTTGAAGGGAAATCGTTACTAAGGACCGCTTACCCGCATTGGTACTATAAAACCCATATGTACAAGATCGATGCTATCCAGAAAGAGCGGCACAGTCTAGGCATCCCGCGAGGTAAAATACTATCTGGGTTTAAGCCTACTGATCGTCCTATACTTCAACGCTTGCTGCGTAATCTCAGGTCTAATGAAGAAAGTTTCTTCATTGAGTTGCCTACTTTTGAGATTGACTTCGTAAAGCCTGAAGGTGGCGGAGAACTTCCTGATGCGCTAGAGTCCGCTACTCATCACAACGGGATGATTATGATGAACGTACTAGGACAGTTCATCGTGATGGGTACTGCTGGTGGAAACTCAGGTGGTAGAGCTACTGCCGGTACACAAGCAGATATGTTCATGAAGTCTCTGAAGTACGTGGCTAATTACATTTGCCAGTGTATTAATATGTACATCATTCCTGAACTTGTTGTCTGGAACTACCCCACCAATAGATTCCCTAAACTACAGGTCCGTAATATTGGTGAGACTAGAGACTTGCAGATGCTGGCAAGTGCTCTAGGAAACCTGTTCAGCCAGAAGGCTCTTACTCCCGACCTTGAAACTGAGAATCAACTACGTGACGTATTTGATCTTATCTCTAAGCCAGCAGGCTCATACGTACAACCCACTGATGTTAAGACTGAAGTACCAGTGGAGGGTAAAAGTAACGGTAAAAGTAAAGGTAGTATAAAACCCGGAGCTATAAAATCTGGTTATGTCGGTCAACCTCCAGCAGCAGCTGATTAGGCCAAAGAGAAGAACCTATTATCGTTCTGGGGTAGGACTTTTCTACATTAAAGATATCATGCCGGACGGAACATTCATCTTCATCGAAGACTGTTATACTAATCAAGTGATGTGGGTACCAATTGAAGAGTGGACCAAACAACGAAAGGAGGTGGTTCCCTTAAATGTTTGAGTTCGCTGTAGTAGAGGACTTCGTACTAGATAAAGAAAAGTGGCTAGAGGCTCTACCTGCTAGAACGTTCAAGACCGATGTTTATGGTGATGTACCTGTCACCATTGAAGATTTGGATCGCATGGTTCAGAACTTCAAGAGCAATGTGCGTGGGCAGCAAATTGCCATCAACTTCGATCATGGACAGGACAAGGCTAAGGGTAATCAAGCAGCGGGTTGGTACAAGGACTTTGATATTCGTCCTTCGTCTGCTGACCCTAACAAGCCGGCTTTGTTTGCTAACGTAGCATTTGTAGATGATGCTGCTAGTGAAATTGAACAGGGAAAATGGAAGTATTTCTCGTTGGAGTGGGAAGATGAGTGGATGGACAATGACGGTAATAAGCACCAGAACGTTATTGTAGGTGGTGCTCTTACTAATCGTCCTATAGCTAAGAATATGCTTCCCATCAACTTCTCCGAAGCTATGGGGAAAGATCTGAAAAAGGAAGAACTAGAAAAGGCCGTCAGTAACAGTAAGGCCACTAGGTTCTTCAGTGCTATTGGAGTAGAGGCAGACGAAGCTACTGTAAAAGCCTTCAACATTCTAGAAGATGAGTTTGGTGAAGGCAATGTAGCTGTTAAGCCTAAGGGTGAGAGTAAAGAGTGGGAACATTCAGAGCCAGGTACAGGTTCACCACCTATACCTAAGACTGAAGAGGATGGTTCTGATGATCCTGCTATAGAAGGTGGTTGGCGTAGAGATACGCCAGGTGACTTGCCCGAACAAGAAGGTGGTTGGGTAAGTACAGGCACAAACAAAACAGAGAAGGGAGGTAACGAAGTGCCTGAGGATAACAAGGAAGGCGTGCCAATGTACGAGATTCCACAGAAAGAAGCACAGGAGTTGCTTAGAACTCTTGATCTTCCAGTAGACGCAAAGCCAGAGAAGGTTCTTGAGGCTACTAAGCTAGCTTTCGGTGAGCTTACTGAGCTTAAGAGTAAGAGGGATGCTGCTGACCAGGAGAAAGAGTTTTCTGAGAAGTATCCCGATTTCTACGACGAGCACAATAAGCTGATGGAGCGTGATCGAAAGAATAGCGCCCATAACTTCAGTGAGTCTGTCAAGACTCTTCGCAAGCCTTCAGGTAAGGGACTTGTAGAGGTTAGGCAGGGACTCAGCAAAACTGCCATTGATAAGATCGAAGAGGTACACATGGCATTCGCAGAAGGTACGGCTACTTCTGAGGATTTCGAAGAGTGCGTCAAGACGATCGTTCATGGTGGTATTGTTGAGTTCGGTGAGATTGGTACCGATAAGGACGGTAAGGATAACGTTCCTATCGTTGATAATGCTCAGGACGCTAAGAAGGCATTCTCTGAGCTTATGAATAAGGCTATGGCAGAGAATCCTGAGTGGGATGCCGAGAAGGCTCTTGCTGAGACAGCTAATAAGCATCCAGATCTGTTCGAGCAGTCTCGTCAGACTATCGCTGGTTAAGGAAAGGAGGTCATTAAATGCCAGCAGCAACAGGTAACTTTGTTCTAGATAAAGGCTACCGAGCCGCCGCCGCAATTACTAAGCGTCGTGCGGTTAAGTTCTCGGCTGCTGAAACTGTAACTCCAGTTACGGCTCTTGGTGACACGATCGCTGGTTTTGCTTTGTTTTCAGTTGCAGCAGGTGAGATTACCAAGGGTAAGGGTTGTACTGTTCGTCAGCAGGGTATCGTAGAGGCTGAAGCTAGTGCAGCTATTGCTATTGGTGCTGTTGTAGAACTAATAGCAGATGGTCGTGTTCGTACCGCCACAGCATCTTCAGCGGCTAGAATTGTTGGTAGATGCGTAGGCTCTCCTGCTACAAACGCCGGTGACGTTATCTCGCTTGAGGTAGATATCTCTGCCGGCCTCGTCGGTGCCACGTTCTAAATCATTGAAATTAAGGAGGTGAAATAACTTAAATGTACGATCCTGGTACTCTATACAGCGATCCTATTCTAACTAACTTCTCAGTTGGTTATAAGGATCAGGCTCTTTATGCAGATGAGATTATGCCAGAAACTCCCGTCGATACACAGTCTGGTAGTTACAGAGTGTTCGATAGAAGCGATTGGTTGATCTTTGAATCTGCACGTGAGCCAGGAGCAGTTGCTAACGAGGTACAGGGTAGAAGGTGGAGTTCAGATACGTTCCAGACTAGGGAGCGTTCTCTACAGTCTGCTGTTCTTGACGAAGAAAGGCAGCAGCTAAAGTCCCAGGGAGGATTTGCAAATTCTGTGTTTGGTGGTGCTTTGCAGATTAATCCCGAGATTGATGCCACTCGTCTAGTTACTCGTTCG